TACTTCACTCATAATAAAACCTCCAATTAATAATTACCTACTGATTTCTTCCCAGTCTAATGATGCGAAAACATCAGCACCCGCAGTATCTGATGCAACCACCAGTGTCAATTCATAAGGAGTTCCAGTCAGACCATTTCTTTCTAACTGAAACTTAAATAGTGCTTCTTTCAGAATATCTACTGATGCAGAAGATTGGTTTGCTGATGAGAAGAAACCAGATGCTAGAATTCTTCCACCACTCACAGTTCCTCCATCAATCTTATATTCCACAGCACTATCAACACCAGCACTTGTCCAAGTTCCACCACTTGTGGTTGCTGATGCTCTTACCTGCCAACTATATTCTGGTCCATTTCCAGTTCCCATTAATGAGAGAGCAGTTAGAATTACAATCGCATCTAATCTATTTGGAGAAGATTTGAGGCGAATTGAAATGACTGGATAATAAGTTCCTGCAGGAGTTGGTAAATCTACTGGTGCTGTAATTGGGGTATTTACTGCCTGTTGCAATCCACGCAGTTCATAACCACCTTCTGAAATTACAGAAGAGCAGACTTGCTTCATAGTGCTACTACTTGTAGTAATACCAGTATTGGCAATCTCATATCTCAAAGGAAGTGATGCTGTTGTAATATAAGTTGATTGGATATAGTTTGCGTGATGGAATGAATGTGCGTGAATAAACTTCCCATCAATCACAAATCCCATTCTGACTGTGCCAAGACCTAACCACTCAATATCCATCCAAAGAATTTGTGCTTTGGAAATATCTATTGTAATACCAGAAACACCAGTGCCATCTAACTTATCAATATTCCAATCATCTTGTGCTACTGAAGTTTCAGTGCCAGTAGATAAACTTCTTTCTACAAAGTAAGGTGTTGTTCCATTAATCTCAAAATACATTCCATTATCGGCACCAAAATATCCAATTCTTTGTCTTAGATTTTCTTTTGGTTCGGCAGGAACAAAAGTATTCAATACAAGCAAAGATTTTCCTGGTTGATATGAGAATGTCTTTGTAGTCTCTCTAATTGCAGAACAACCAGCAGTAGTTCCAATACCAATATTGACTAATCCTTGAGTTGTTACAAATCCAACCGTAGAACCAGTTCCTACAATCAAACTCTCCCAAAGATTATTATCTCTATATCTGTGAGAACTATCAAATAATGTAAGTGGTTGAGATATTCTAGTTCTCCCAAAAGCATCTGGATTTACACTTACAGGAAATCTATTGAGATTATCAACAACATTCCCATCCCTTGTTGCAACACCATTAACTTCAAAAAGTGTTCTTTCTTGGTTTAGAAAGTCTTGTGTATTCTTATTCCACTGAGCCATTAATCACTCCACGATAATCTTTCTGGTTGATATCTTTGTGCCTTTTTAATTCTAGAAGTATTTACCTCACTGGGATAAACATTATGAACGATTGCACCTGGATACTCCCCCTGAATTTGTTCTGCAAGTTCGTTCTTAGAAAGCATCTTGCCTTCTACTTCTAAACGGTAAAGTTTACCTTCCCACATAACATCGGCAAAGAAAGACTCTTGTGCCTGTTCTGGTTGAGAACCCCCAACATTGAGGGTTCCATTGAAATCACCATTGATGGTGATGCTTTCTGAGAGAAATTGTTGAAAACTTTTCATGGTTCAGCACTTCCAACGACGACGGGCTTTACATACGGGTTTGTCTGGGGTCTTAGAGCAATCAATGTTATGCATATCTTGCTGACCCTTAGATCGAGCACAGAAAGACTTTCTGCGTTTGGCATCTTTACTTCCTGGTTTTGGATCACCAGTTACGGCAGTCTTTAATTTGGAACCTGGGTTCTCACGACGATATGCCTTAACTGCTGCAGGACTCATTCCATCAGTTTTATCTGATTTATTAACCTTTTGCCAGTCTTCAGACATATCTCCACTTTCCACTTCTTCAGCATTATCTTCCCAATACTTGGGTCCATAAGCACATTGAGATTTTGTTTCAACTTTTTTACACTTGGGGCAATATTTTTTTACAGATGCTTCTGATAACTCTTCCCTCCAATCAAAAAATTCTTCTTTTTTGACTTTTACTTTTTTAGCATCTCCAGTTCTAAACTTACCAAATGGAGTTGGAAGTTCTTCTCCATATTCACCCTTACTCTTTTCAACTTTATCTTGAGAATCTACGTCGCCATCGACATCATAATCAATTCTTTTTGCTGCTTTCTTGGAAAGTTTTTGTAAATTTCCACCACCAATATTTGATTCTAAATCAGATTTAGTTGGAGTATGCTTTTCTTCTCCAACTGGAACACAGTTGGGAACAACTTTCTTACCTTTCTTTTTCATACCTTGTTGAGTATAACCATCCCAACACTTTTCATTAATCTGCTGGCCACCTTTGATTGGTTCTGGTTTGATAATATCTACAAATTCATATTCAGTTGCTTGAAAATCATCTCTCCAGTTAGAGAACTCATAAGACTCTGATTTATTGCCCCAGTTATCGGCACCAACTTTACGGCACTTTACAAGTGCTCCAGATGCATAAGCAGAAGGCCAAACGGAATAACGTGACTTCACTTTATGATAACAGGCATCTTTTTTGCCACTGCCTTTTCCTGGTTTATCTTTTACTTCCTGAATGTCCATTCCTTCAGTCCTTACATTAGTTGGTTTTGCTCCACCAGATTTTTCTGGTTGGTTGGGATCTTGACGATTTTTTCTTCTTCTTGCTCTTTCTTCTTCCTCATCGCTCAAATTTGCTGCCATTTTTGAACTTCCGCATTTTGGTGTAGAAGTTTGTCCAGGTTGACGGGCACAGGGTTTACCTGCAAATTTTCCCCCAAGCTGAACCCATCCAGGTTTTCCATCAGAAGATTTTGATTTACCAAACCAATCTCGAAGACCTTGATCTCCCGACTTTGTTGCCATTATTTAAAAGCAAGATTACTCCTTATTATTTAGAAAACCTTGCTTTAGCATTTTTTGTAGTTCTGATGTCGATCCAACAAATACTGCGTTATTGGTGACATTATTAGTAGTCTTTTTAGAATCTTCCTCAACGTCCTTAAGTTTTTTCTGAAGATCTATCAACTTGTCGGTAGTATCAGCAACACTCTTAATCAACTGCCCTGCGACCTCGTATGCTCTTGGACTACCTCCTTCACCTGCTACCTCCATAATGCCGTTGATTGCCTCCTGACCCTTTTCTATGAGGGAGTAGAGGTTTGCACGACTATACTCATAATCTTTATCAATATGACCATCTCTCGTCGTATTGATAGGTTTAATCTCAGAAGACTTATTTTCAGATTCAATAATATCACTCGTTGTATTGAGTGCATTATCTATCGATTCATAATTATTAGACATAACTATTAAATATCAGTTTGTTGGGTTGGGCTGTATTGTTTGGAATCCTGGAAAAAATCCCATTCCTCATTAAATCCAAAATCATCTCCAGGTTCAAGAAGTGCATCGTCAATTGAATTAATCACTCCATCATTATTCTTATCTTCAAGTGCTTTAGGTGTTACTGTATATCTTACTTCACGTTTTGCAGTTTGGGTATTTGTTCCTGAATACATATCAACTTGAACCTTACGAATAAGACCATCTGTAGAATCTGCAATAGGACCGAATAGATATGTTTTTGCAGTGAATCTTAAAGTGTAAATGAGTGCTCTTCTAGTTGAAAAATCTCCTTCATAGTCATCTTGAAAATCGATACTATCAAGAACTATAGGAACATCTCTTTTTTCTCCGATAGAATCAACCAAATCGATTGTTAAATTAAAAGATGGTTGAAAAAATGGTAATATTTGTTCTACTATTTGCAGTGCATCATCATTTAATTTGCTGAAAATATTTAATTCGAACGTAATGTTATAAGGAACGGGCATGTATACCTTTTTTACATTCCCTCCATCATCGCAAGTTTTAAATGTTTGAGTAATTCCAGTTTTTCTTGTTGGATCATATTGTATTCCAATCATCTCAAATGACATTCTT